GAGCACCACTTCTTCATCTGTTCGGTATCGAAATGGTCAATGGCTTTCTGGATACTGAAAGCACTCATGAAGCTTGCGCCCCCGTTCCATCCGCTCACCATAATCTCCACAATCATGTCCCAGCAATTGGCCACGATGAGGTTCCACAGCCACGAGTTATGACCCTGCATCACATAAGCCCCGTCGCGCTTCGTCTGGCGGTTGTCGTCATACTTCCCGGTCAGGAACGACTTGTTGTCAGAACCGAGCTGGCAGTCGCCGTCATAATAGTCAATCAACCATTTCACACCGTCCCATGTGCGGATAAGCATGTTCTTCGCAAGCTGGTCCACGCCGAGGTTGAACTGCACGTACAGATAGTAGGCAATCAGGTGGGGAAGGTCGAAATACTTCGATGCCTCTTTCCTGAACGTATCGCTCTGCCACTTGGCGGTAGGGAACTTGTCGCCGTCGTCCTCATAGTCCACCCCCTCGAACGAATGGGATTCCGTGCTGTAAACCATGTTCCTGCCCGCAGGCGTTTCCTTTACGCACCGGTAGACGAAACTCATCATGCGGTCGGTGGCCTTGTACATCTTGTCGTACTTGTCACCGGTACCGAGGTGGTCTTTCAGGTTCGGTTCTTCCTCCGCGTCACCGCCTCCGTCCGACCAGAAGGTATCTTTCGGATGATTAAATTCCAGTCCTCCGTCAAAGTTGTAGTCCATGAAATCCTTATGCTCCGGTTCGGTACTCGGCAACCAGTGGAACAGGCACAGCGGATTGGAGTTGTTCAGCGTCTCGAAGCAGACGGGCAGGTACTGCTTGTGTCCTTCCTCGTCGGCTTCCAGGTAGTTCAGCGTGTCGCCCTCGCCCCATTTCTCGCCGCCGATGGTCTCATCCTGCCCGAAGATGGGGTAGCTGTCGCTCTTCTCGTTGTTCATGTTGTACTGGCCGTAATAGGTCAGGTCTTCGTCGGCACTCTTCGCTACGAACAGGTCGCACGGCAGGCCGTCGATGGCCGAACGGTAATCATCCTCCAGCCCATGGTCTTTGGCGTAACGCTGGGCAGGCGTAAGCAGCCCCATCTCTTTCAGTCCGTCATTGATAAGCTTCGCACCTCCGGTATTGGTGGTCATGGACGAGTCCGAGAAGTCGCATTTGGAACATGCCAGCTTCGCGCCTACCGAGTTCCTGCGTAACTTGAAGAGATTTTTTTTGCCGGTAGTTACCACCGGATTCTTCTGCCTGCCGTTTCCGTCAATCTCCCCGTAGCTCAATGTAACCGTCCAGCCGCTTGCCGTCTTCTGGAAGTAGAAACGGAAGTTCTTTCTGGCATAGTTCACGGAAGAAGTACCCTGAATACGGACATATACGTTGGTAAGGATAAAGTCAAGCGTCCTGTCCTCTCCGTTATAGAAACGGACCTCCCTTACCAGTTTGTTGGCCTTCTTGTCGTTCAGCTGGGCCAGTGCATCCACCACGTTCAGCGTGTCGCTGTCGCTCGGAACCTCACTGCCCACGCTGCCCGTGCCTATCAGTACCAGGATCGAGTTCCGGCGCTTCTTCATCAGCCCCATCAGCTTCTCCATGCTCACCGTATCTCCTTCATTCAGCACGCGGTTGTCCTCATCCAGTGAGCGCACGCCCGGTTCCCCGTCGGCATCCTCCAGGTGGTTGCGGTCCACGATGTAGTTGTTCAGCACCTCGTCCGAGGTCAGCGCCTTGTTATAGATACGCACGCTCTTCACGTTCAGGTCGGCACCCGCCGACTTAAATTCCAACTGGCTCTGAATGTCAAAATTCACCTTGTCGAGCCACTTGGAAGCAGCCGACTCTTCACCGTTCACATAGAAACCGATCAGCGTGCGCTGTTCGTTGGTCTGCACGTTCGGATAGAACACGTAGGTAATGCGGATATTCGTACCCGGCTGGAACTTGGTACCCACCGAGTCTTCATAGCGCAGCATCTGTCCGGCATCCATCGCCTCGGTCACCACACCGGTCAGGAACTTGGCCTCTTCCGGAGTCACAATCAGCCCGTACCGGTTGCCGTTGTCCAGCTGCCCCAGGCAGGTGATCAGCTCGGCATCCGTATCCGTCACGTTGGCCGTGCTGTATTCTATCTCCAGCGTCATGCCCACGTCACGGATGGCAAATCCCTCGGGCTTGTCCGCCTCGTTGAAGGGGCGGTAACCGCCGTCAGCGGTCAGGGTCATACCTGCACCACCGGCCAGCAGCAGGCGGTCCTTGTGCCAGCCGCTACCGGCACCATATTCGTTCACGCTCCACAGCACGTCCCGGAACTCCATACGCTTGTCACCGCTCACCCAGCTTGCCGGGTTGTTTTCCGTGTTGCTTCGCCCGAAGGCGTCAAACGTACACACGGCATCCGGTGCCAGCGTGGCTTCAATGTCCGGGTGCGATGTGGTGTTCACCTGCACCTCAAGCACGGCATCGCCGCATGACACACGGTAGTCCAACGGTTCCACGTTCACGTTCGTCCGTCCGTAGCTGCCGGTCTCACCGCGTTGCAGCAGGTCTTCCTTCACCACGCTGCCCCGGTCGGTCACTTTCACACGGGCCGTGTACGCATCGCGGTCATAGCCGGCATACGTGAAGTTCCATGCCGTGAACTGCTCTGCCTCCAGCACCGGGTGTTTCCAGTCACGCTGGAACCCCGCTGCCCGGTGGCTGAACATCAGGCCGGCATACGCTGTCACACCTCCGCCTGCCTTCAGCAGCGTAATGTAATGCACCCGGCTCACCACACCGGAGTTCTCATGCTGCGCGTAGGCTTCCACCACGTTCGTACCCTCCTGCATCTGTGTCAGGGGGATGGTCACGTTCTTCTGCTGCACACCGCTGCCGGCCGAAAGACCGAGGGTAAAGGCCTGTCCGCCGTTCACGCGGTAGTAGATGTTCTTCTCACCGCTCGTGCCCTTGGCAGTAAAGGGGATGTTCACGTCATTTTTATATCCCCCGTCGGCCAGCCCGTTGCCCGCCGAGTAGGTGGTCTCCAGCTCCATGGCCACCATGGTCACCTTGGCCGTGGCCGTCTTCATCAGCGTGCCGTCCTGGTAAGTTGCCTGCGCTTCCACCTGTACGGTATAGGCAGTGGCATCCTTCAGATAGGGCGAAGCGTCAAAGGTATAGCTCTGTCCGGCTGTAACGCCCACAAACTCCGCATCCCGGAACTCACTGATGACGGTCGAACCGCGTTTCACGATCACGCGGGCTTTCAGGTCGCTGTAGCCGTCCACCGTACCGCCACCGGCAGTGCCCACACCTACGGAGTATTTCACCACAAAGCCGCTGCCCAGTGCCAGATACTGCGAGGCGGGAAGTCCCGCACCGCCGCTGTCCGTCAGGTCGATGTTCACCACCACCTTGTCATCGTCCGTGTACTTGGAAAAGCGCACTTCCTTCGAGCTCTCGCCGCCCTGGTTGTCCTTCTGCTTGACGGTCATCACGTACTGGGTGCCGTCCTCGCTGTCCTGCACATCCACGTCCGTCACCGTACCCACCATCGCATCGAACACCGTTCCGGATGTAGGAGGTTTCGTCTCGCCGCTCACCAGTTCCTCGGTAGGGGTACGGTTTGACAGTTCCTTCTTCAGGAACGCTTCGATGTCATCGCCTGCATAGGCATGATAGGTGCCGTCCGGCTGTTTCTGATTCCATGGTGTTTCAAGATTCATCGGATGCTCGGTCGCGTTGATGATTCCGCTTATTTTCCTTTTTGCCATAATACTGTCCTTTTATAATAATCATTCATTTATCAGTTTTACTGCTACCGTTCCATGCGTCCGATCCGTTCCACGGCTCGTCGCCTTTCCAGTATCCAAGTCCGAAACAGCTGCTTATCGCAGACCACACCAGTCTTGCCCCGGCATAGACAGCCGACAGGGCACGTTTCCCCACATACGCAGCCGTTATTTCCTTACCGCCTATGGTTATCATCGTCAATCCTCCTCATAAATCAGATACAGCGTATTCGCATCCTTGTCCTGCAGCGCCTCGTAAGCTTCCCCGCTCATCACCTCATGCCGGTAGGCCAGCAGTCTCAGGCTGCCGCCTGTTCCGGTATATACGGCATCACCCAGCAGGTAGAGCTTGTCCGGCAGGATGGCTGTCCGGTCCGCATTCATGAATATGCCGGCAGGAGGCACACCCGCCACATCCCAGTCCCCGTACAGGGTGGAGTCCATGTGGTAGGCGAACTTCCCGGCATCCGCTACATACACTACGCTGCCGCCCGGTTTGGTACTCTTGTCAGGTAAAACGTTGCCTGTTTCCATCCATGAGGAAAAGCGTGCGGTAGCCCCGCCGATGGCTGCTGCCGTAGTCTGTTCCACCTTGGCAGCGGCGTTTTCTGCCTTGGCTGCCGCTTCGTTGGCCTTGGTGGCCGCTTCCGTGGCGGCCTGGGTCTTTTCCTCCAGTCCGGCTACGGCTCCTTCCGCTTTCTTGGCGGCAGCCTCGGCACGGGCGGCGGCATCGCTCGCAGGCTTCCCTATCAGTTCCAGGGGGACGTTCACCATCTTGCCGTCCTTCTCCCCGGGCAGTGATTTCACACCGCTCAGCGAGGTGACGGTCTCCAAGTCCTCCACGCCGGTAGAACTCTGGAGTACACGGTCCAGCACTTCCTGAACCAGTTCTTCTTGTGTCATTTCTGCCATACTCATTCGTTTTTATCGGTTTCTGACCCGCCCAGGATTTCGTTCAGGGCATCTATCACATTGGGAAGACAATAGCGTTCCACCGCCATGTGTATCATCCCGGTTTCCTCATCGCTGAACTCGGTCTCGCCGGTACTCTCGAAAATCTTGAACGCAAGCCGATGGGCCTTGATGCCACTGACACGCGTATACAGCAAATCGGCTATCTGCTCACGTGCATCGAAAACCTCCCTCGTCTGACGGGTTATTCCGGTGGGAACGCTGAAATTCCTGAAATCTAACTTTTTCATATATATCTGTTTTTTAGGATGAATGATTCAATATCTGGTAACGGAATCCGTCCGCTTTTGTAATAAGTACCGTTACGGAGTCCCCGGATGCCATCTCGTAGTTTTGCAAATCTTCATTGTGGTTATAGATACCTTTTAGTATGATATTCTTTGAACCGGGTCTGACCCTGAACGTGACAATGGCTGCAAAATCGGTAGGCAAGTAACTCATGCCGAACTTGTATGCCACAGAACTTTCCGACGGCAGCGTAACCTCTACCTTACTGTAGTTGGGTTCATTGTAATACATCAAAATGATATTGTGTTGTGAGAAATCCACCGTGTAGTTTCCACTTCCGAAGGTAAGCAGCTTGGCTTTCGTATTGATAAACGCCGGGGCAAGTAATGCCGCATTGCTGCTGATACCGTAGTTCTTCGTACCGCCGGTAACATCTATAAACAATCCATAGTTCGCTTGGTCGAAGCCGTAATTCCCGTATATATTGGGGGCTGAGTTCACGATACGACCGACAGCGGTAAAAGCTCCTCCTGCAGAAGACGGTATCACATCATCACCGAACATCACATATCCTTTGCTGCCGCCGACACGGAAAAAATCATCATAAATGGCAAGACCGCCACCGCTCCCGTGAGAGTCGGCCACAGAACCGATACGGCCGTTCCCTATCTCAAAGCCGCCGATTTTCCCTTTGCTGCTGTCTATCTCTCCGGTAAACTTACCGTTGGTCGTTTCAATGCTGCCGTCTTCCAGTATCTTGAAGTTGCCGTTGGCCGTTACCAGTCCCTCCAGCTGTATATGGTCGGCTGTCAGCTTGATTTTGCTCACGGTATTTCCGTACTCGTCCTCTTCCTCCACGCTCACCCCGATAAGGGCAATCTTTCCTGTATTGTCCTGCGCATACAGACCGGAACCTTCAGGCTTTATGACAAGCCCGGTCTCTTTCAGCGCATTACCGTCCTTGTCGAAGACCGCCGCTGAAATCTTTACCAGCCGGTCGCTCTGTTCGAACAGTGTACGGTACTTATAGGCCAGTGCGTCCGCCTTGTTGGTGCTGAACACCAGCAGCGAAATGTAAATCACGCCCGTAAACGACAGCTTGAAGTCGCCAGTGCCGTTCCAAAGTCCGTCCAACGTGAACATCTTCTCACCGCCAACGGGCAGGTCCTCTTCATGGCCGAACATGTTGAAGTTCTCAAACCCGGTCTTATCAGCGTTCACAAATTCTATTTTCAACCTTCCGGCCTTGATAACCCGGTAGCTGAACGACAGATACACCACGCCGGGCACCCGTTCGCCCTGGCTGTTCGTCTGCCGGTACTCCGGTACCAGCCGGAAGTCCTCCAGTTTCTGCATGATATAGCTGTTCCGGATATAGGCATAAGGCACCTTGCCGTCGGTCCGTATCTCGGCATGGCCGTCCGGCTTCGTACCGTAAGGACCGCCGTTCGCCCAGATCCAGCGTCCGCCCAGGGTGAACAGCGTAGCCTTGCTGCCCGTCTTCCATTTGTCCATGCCGTCGGCAAAACTGCTGTTGTCCAGATAACTCTGTTCTTCGCGTATTTCCTTGCGCAAGCTTTCCACGGCTGAATGGATTTTCCCCTCGGTTATCTCAAACCGCGTCAGGATGTCCTCGCCCGTCATCAACACGAACGTACCCTTCAGCCACACGTTGTCGGCATACAGGCCGTTTCCTTTCGGCTGTTTGTCTGCCGGGAAAGCGCTGCTCCTGATGCCGTCCAGCTTACCCAGCCGGCAACGAAGGCAGCCGTTGAAGTTCTTGGCCTTCACACCGTCCAGAATGTCGATACGGGGCTGCCCGTCCTCCGTGGCCGCAATGGATATAAGGTTCTGCCGGAGCGGGTTTTCGGTGTTGCCCATCAGCACGCACTCATCGCCTGCCTCCGGCTTCACCCCGCCAAACTCGCTTACCGGGACCAGCACACCGCCGGCTATCACCGAAGCCACCTCCACCCAGTATGCTTTTAGTTTCTTACCACCCGTAACCGCACAGCGCATCAGGTCATGGGCCACAAAGCCCGATTCCTGCTCAAACACGATGCGGTAGTTGTCGCCCTGCTTCACCACGTCCTTGATCTTGCCGTTGGCAGCGGACACCACCAGCTGGCCGCACACGCTGCGCACCTTCTCGATCAGCAGTTCCAGCGCCACCAGGCTTTGCCGGGCAGTCACTTTGTCCACCGTCAGGTTTGTCAGTCCGGTCAGCTGGTCAATCCACAGCTGCCAGCCCTCACCGGTCAGCCCGTCCACAAACTCCGTGCTGCGCAGCAGTTCGCGGATCACGGCAGTCAAGTATTCGGCATTGCCCTCACCATCCACGATGCCGCAGGGCTTGCCGCCAGCAGCCTCGCCAAAGCTCACACCCTTCAGGAAGCGGATGGACTCTTTGGCTGTGTCCGGCTGGTTCTTGCTCAGGAACTCTTTCTGGCTGCGCCGGGCGGAAAACAGGTTGTTGTCCGTGGGCAGCGTCTTGTCCCAGCTTCGTATGATGTCCGGAAGGGCAGCGCCTTCCGTCTTTGATTTCGTATAGCTTTTCAGCGCACCGATGCTGTCCGTCACCTTGTCGAACTTGCCCACCTGCAGCGCATCGCTTATCTCGATGTCCATCTGCCCGGGTTCGTTCACCTTGCGGCTGATCTTGGTGATACGGCTCTGACGGTAGCCTTTTTCCGGGAAATACTTCCGGCTCTCCAGCTTCACCCGTCTGCCCACAAACAGGTCTATGCCGTGCTCCTCGATGTATACCGGGTCTGTCGGGGCTTTGTAGGCGGCAATGTCCAGCCAGTGGTCCCGGTTGTACTCGTCCACCGCAACCGCAAACTCCTCTTCGGCCAGCCGGTAATACTCATCCGGCATCCGGATATTCCACAGGATATAGGTGTCGCCTGCTCGGGGCACCAGCTTGCCGCCCGGCAGCTGGGTGTCGTCATCGTAGGGCCAGATGGTGATCAGTTCGAATTCACGTGCCGCGCTGTCGTAGTTCACCTCAAA